CCCGCGCTGGTTGACGTTAAAGATTGCCTCGCGCATGAACGAGCGCCGACAGACCGCGATCAGCGCACCGCCCAAGAGCAACTCGGGGTGGATGGGCTTGCGCACCAGCATATCGGTGTCCATGTAGAGCGCAGGCTGGTCAAGGCGCAGATCGGCGAAAGCCGAGGTACGCCAGAGCATCAGGTGCGCGGGGTCGCCCATCGTTGGGTGCGACCATGTGACGCCGGGAACCGTTGGCGTGGCATTGTCGGTAACTTGGATGATTTCAGCGCCGGGATTGTGCTTTTTAAGCGACGCCACCATAGCCGTTGGCATAGAAAGATCGGTGCCAACGTGGAAAAACACGAAAGTTGACATAGGGAGAAATTAGCATGATTAACTTAAATCGCAAAAGAACAAGCCGCATCATTTGGGAAACGCTGCTGGAAAACACCGTCAGCCAGCCGAAAATCCCGTGGGTGGATCAGCTCAATATGCTGGATGCGTTACGCGCTACGGCACAGGCACCGACGGGCAGCATCAGCCTTGCCGCGTTCTGGTGTCTTTACAGCGTCGTGCAGGCGGTTAAACCGAAAGTGGTTGCTGAGGTCGGCACCTATATCGGCAAGTCCACGCTCGCGCTCGTTTCCAGCGGGGCGACGGTTTACACCTGCGATTACAGCAACGACATCAAGCTGCCGTTCAAGGTCAACCAGTACCCGATGAAAGGCAGCACCGAGATGTTTGAGGATATGCTGAAAAGCAAGGTCAAGGCCGACCTGATATTTCTGGACGGTAGATTGACCCAGAAGGACGTTCGGTTGTTGGCAGAGATTGCTCACGGCAACACGGTTGTTGTGTTGGATGACTTTGAGGGCGTGGAAAAGGGCGTTGCCAACGCGCAAATGTTCCAGTACGAGGGGGCGATGCTGGTGTACCCCGCCGAAAAGGAACTGCTGGAAAAGCACGGGCTGCCCGATGAGTCCACGTTGGCGATGGTCGTCCCGCACAACATCGTGCGGTTGACGAGCCAATAGCCTCGCATTACCCTCGCATTGCGGAGGTTCTATGTCGCATAAAGACGCTGCCGAGTTTGTCGGGGTATTGCTGCATAGCAGCACCGCCGCGCATTTCCTGCATTTGCAGACGGCGAGCTATGCCGCCCACAAGGCGCTCGGTCATTACTACGAGAACATCGTGGACTTGGCCGACAAGTACGCCGAGGCGTATCAGGGTCACTACGGCATCATCCCGCTGGACGATTATCCTGACGGGTTTAAGGTGCAAAAGGACGCCGCTGCTTACGCCAACAGTCTGCTGACGTTTGTGAAGGGCATTCGGGGCGACTTGCCAAAAGACACCGACTTGCAGAACATCATTGACGAGATCGTGGGCGAGATCGCTGCCCTGTCGTACAAGCTGGAGCGTTTTAAGTAAATGCCGATGCGGCGGGAACAGGTGGCGGCAGCGTTGCGCTATCTGGGCGACAAGGCCGACTTGCGCCGTCGCGCCGAACGGATGGTAAGCCTTGACCCGCAGGAGCAAGACCTAGCGGATATTGCCGTGGAGACGGGCGCGAGCTTTGTTCCCGGCGTAGGGCAGGCACTTGCCGCCCGTGACGTAGAACGCGCTAGACGCGCTAACGACCCCGCAGGCATGGCTATGGCAGCGGCAGGGGCAATACCGGGCGGGAAACTCGCCAAACTGCTAAAGGGCTTTGACCCGACGCGGTTAGAACTGGACGTTTACCACGGCACCCCGCACCGCTTCCCGGCTACAGAGGCTAACCCGCTCGGTGAGTTTGACGCCAGCAAGATTGGCACGGGCGAGGGAGCGCAGGCTTACGGGCATGGGATTTATTACGCCGAAAGCCCAACTGTTGCAAAAAACTATGCAACCGCTGGGGTAAAAGACGAAGAAGGCGCGGCAGCACACTATTTAAAAATTTATAAAGACCCAGAGCGAGCAGCGCAAAGCATTTTAGAAGAACATCCAAAAGATCGCGTAACAGAAAGATCAAGATTATTTGCGGAAAAAACCGCTGAAATTTTAAGGTCTGGCAAAACTCCAACTGGCAACCTTTACACAGCCGACCTACCCGACGAAATGATTGACCGTATGCTGGATTGGGATAAGCCGTTAAGCGAGCAACGCGAACTAGCAACCCCGATCCTGAAAGAACTGGGATATTTGCGCCCTAACGATGATGGCCCACGCCAATTTTCGCAGGCCGTTAAAGCATTGGCGTTGGAGCATGGCGGTTTTGGTGAAAGTGGCGCAACCGGCATGGCTTTGTTCAATGCAATTTATAAGGGATTGCAGCAAGGCAAGCCAAAAGCCATCAACCTCGCAAAACGCATGAACCTCAACGAACAAGAAATGTTTATGGAGGCATCACCGTTAGCGTCAGAGGTGATGAAGCGCATGGGCATCCCCGGCATCAAGTACCTAGACGCAGGCAGCCGAGGCCAAGGCGGTAGCGGCACCCGCAACTTTGTCGTATTCCCCGGCGAGGAAAAGAAAGTACGCATATTGGAGCGCAAATAGCCCCTCTTTAATTATTGTTTCATTTGTGCATAAATAAGCCCTATGCCAAGACCTAAAGGATCGCCCAACAAGGCAACCGCAGAGGCGAGAGAGGCCATTGCCCGTCTGGTAGACGGCAACGCCCATCGCCTTAACATCTGGCTGGACGAAATCTACGAGACAAAAGGCGCAGAAGCCGCATGGCGCTGCATGATGGATGTCATTGAGTACCATGTGCCGAAACTCGCCCGCCATGAGCTGACCGGGCAGAACGGCGACAAGATCAAGGTGCAAGTGAGTTGGATGGCTCCCGAGTAATCATCCCTTACCGCCCACGCAAAGCGTTCATGCCGTTTCACGACAGGACGCAACGCTGGGCCTGCCTTGTCGCCCACCGTCGCGCAGGCAAGACCGTCGCAGCCGTCAACGACATCATCCGAGCCGCCATCACCTACCAAGGGGATCGGGGACTGTTTGCCTACATCGCCCCCTACCGTAGTCAGGCCAAAGCAGTTGCATGGCAATACTTCCAAGAATTTGCGCAGAGCGTTACGCAGTCTAAGAACGAGCAAGAACTGACGATTACGCTGATTAACGGCAGTCAGATACGCCTCTACGGCGCTGACAACGCTGACGCCATGCGCGGCCTCGGATTCTCCGGCGTATACATGGACGAATACGGCGACTTTAAGCCGAGCGTGTTCGGCAACGTCATACGCCCCGCCCTCTCCGACAAACAAGGCTGGGCGGTGTTTGGCGGTACGCCCAAGGGCAAAAACGCTTTTTGGGAAATTTACGAGACTGCCCAGCGTCTACCGCAAGAATGGTTCCTGCTGCGCCTTCCCGCATCCAGCAGCGGGTTACTCCCTAGCGGCGAACTAGCCGCCGCACGGGCGCAATTGGCCGAGGATCAGTATTTGCAGGAGTACGAGTGCAGTTTTGAGGCTGCCATCCTCGGCGCTTTTTACGGCAAGGAAATGCGCGAGGCCGACCAGCAGGGCCGCATTTGTCAGGTGCCATACGACCCCAACCTGCCTGTGTACAGCAGTTGGGATTTAGGGTACCGAGACGACACGGCAATATGGTTTTACCAGATCGGGCGCGGGGAAATCCGCGTCATAGACTTTTTTGCGGTGTCGGGCGCTGACATTTACGACATCGCCACAACGGTGATGGCAAAGCCGTACCGTTACGCCCGCCATTACTTGCCGCACGACGCTAGAGCCAAGAGTTTGCAGACCGGCAAAAGCATCATTGAGCAGTTGGCGGTGCATCTGGATGTCGCCAAACTCGCTGTTGTTCCCGACATCGGCGTGCAGTCAGGCATCCAAGCGGTGCGCATGACGTTGCCGCGCATTTGGTTTGACGCCGAGAAATGCCGCGATGGCATTGAAGCGTTGCGTCAGTATCAGCGCGAGTACGACGAGGACAAGAAAGCCTATCGGCAGTCACCGCGTCACGATTGGACTAGCCACCCGGCTGACGCATTTCGTATGCTTGCGGTATCATGGCAGGAGACTGCTGACAAGACCCCGACCCTTGAGCCTAAACCGCTCATGGTCGGCCCACAGAACACCGTCACGCTTAATGATATGTGGGCGGTGCATGATCGGACAACCTCGCGGAGAGCGCGGATATGAGCATTACGTCCCCGAATAGATACCCTTACGAGACTGTGGCCGCCTCCCAGACCGCGCAGGTGTTGGGCGGGTCGGGCGCGGTAGGCGACTACCTGCACCGCATCGTGGTCACGGTCACGACGACCGGCACCTCTACGTTGAGCGTGCTGGATGGCAGCACCACGGTGTTGACAATGGCTGCTAACACGCCCGTCGGCGTCTACAGTCTTGAGATCAACGCTGCGTCGGCCTCCGGCCCGTGGAAAATCACGACCGGCGCAGGTCTGGCTGTTCTCGCTGTCGGGTTCTTCACCGCATGAACAACAAACCCGGGCTTTATGCCAACATTCTAGCCAAGCAGGAGCGGATTAAGGCTGGCTCTGGCGAGCGCATGAAGCGCCCCGGTGAGGCCGGACGCCCGACTGCTGCTGACTTCAAGCAGGCGGCCAAGACGGCCAAGCCAGAAAACAAGGGCAAGAAATGACCGCCGCGTGGCAGCGTAGCGAGGGCAAGAACCCAAAAGGCGGGCTAAACGCCAAGGGCCGTGCCTCGTATAAGGCCGAGACGGGCGGCACGCTTAAGCCTCCTGTCAAGAAAGGCGACAACCCGCGCCGTGCCTCGTTCCTTGCCCGCATGGGCAATATGCCGGGGCCGATGGCCAAGAACGGCGAACCCACGCGCCTTGCGCTTGCTCTCAAGGCTTGGGGTGCTTCCAGCAAAGAGGACGCCAAGGCCAAGGCCCGAGCGATTAGCGCCCGCAATGAGGGGAAAGCGTAATGGAACCGATGCTCGTCAGCAGCGAGGTGGATCGCTACCTCAAGATCGTTGGGCAATACGACAACGAGTTTGCCAAGTGGACGGCGCGTACCAAGAAGATCATTAAGCGTTACCGCGACGATACCCGTGGGCAGACGCTGACCGAATCGGCCAAGTTCAACATCCTGTGGTCAAACGTGCAGACGTTGACGCCTGCCGTCTACGCCAAACTGCCGAAGGCTGACATCAGCCGCCGCTTTGGTGACAACGACCCAGTAGGCCGCGTGGCCGCGCAGCTCCTTGAGCGTGCGATTGACTTTGAAATTGAGCATTACCCTGACTTCCGTTCCACGATGAAATACAGCGTGGAGGATCGGTTCTTGGGCGGTCGCGGCAGCGCATGGGTGCGCTATGAACCGCACACCTCGCCCATCGGCATTGACGATGACGGCGTATCGGTCACCTCTGCCGTGGAGCAGGGC